TGTCTTTTATTACTCTTAGTACTTCACGCAATGTTATTTTAGTTTTACGATGGATTGACCTGGCACTTTCACCATTCGACCACATTGTGAAGATTTCCCGCTCATACCATTTGTTTTTGCTTACTACGTTTTCTATTAGTTTATGTTTGTTTTCCTTTTCAATTGCATCGTCAATAGTGTTTAAATATTCCATTTGTACATTTTCAATATCAAATAATCCAATCGGTTTCATAACATCGTAGAACTTTTGACGTGGTGTTGAACTTTGCGACCACATTATTTTGATGCAAAACAATTTTATATACCCATCGTTGTAAACCTTTATTAACTTATCATCTGGCATTTCACATAAAATAAGTAAAAGATGTTGAGCCAAATCGTCGTGGAATAGTGGCGAGATAGTTTTACTCGCCTTATAAAGCCATTCTGATTTTGCAACTTCTATCAGTATATTATTTTTGATGTGCAAATATTACTATATTTTTTTCAATTCTACAAATTTATATCCATTTTTCTCTGCTTTTTTTTTATAGTAGTCAACTTCTTCTTCAGAATTTAGGCAGTACACTTCCTGATATTTATCCTTTTGCATTACCAATTGATAAAAGGTTTTTTGCATCCTCATATATTGCAGTTTCGTTTTTGTATCTCATTTGTAAATAATCTGTGTAAGCATTGACGCTATGTATAACGGTGCTATGGTCACGAATTAAAAAATTACCTACGTTCTTTAATTTGTAGTTAAAATATTTGACTGTGATATAACAAAATAGTTGACGTACTATAACTATTTTACGCTTTCTATTCTTGGAAATTATGTCGTGTGGCATTATTCCACTTGCATCACAAACCTTTTGCAAAATTTCTGTTAGTTCTTTGTTTTTATTCATCTTGTATATTGGGTTTATAATCATTTCTTTTAAGCGTTGAATTTCTTTTTCGTAGTTTCTTTTACAAATTTCTAGTTTATTTTGTAAATACTTTACTTCACGTTTAGCTTTTAAATACTCAATGTAATAATCAATCATTATATTTCTTTATAACGTGTGTACTTGCCTTCAAATAACATTGGAATAGTTATTGTGCTTCCATGTCTATTCTTGCCTATAATTAACTCACAATCATTCTCAATATCCGTTTGTTCTTGCTGGTAATATTGTGGTCTAAACGGAAACATTACTAAATCTGCATCTTGTTCAATTGATCCTGATTCACGCAAATCTGAAAGCATTGGTCTTTTGTCTGCACGTTCTTCGCACTTTCTACTTAACTGAGCCAACGCAATCACCGTAATGCCTAAATCTTTAGCAATTATTTTTAAATTGCGTGAAATCTCTGCAATTTCTTGTTCTCTATTTTGTTTTGTGCCTTTAATCAATTGCAAATAATCAATGATCAAAATATTCAATCCGTGTTTTGCTTTGTGAAATTGTGCCTTTGCTCTAATATCTGCAATAGTTGTTTTCGTGTCATCGTCTACAAAGAAATCATTTTGCAATCGGTACAAAGTTTGTGAAATATGTTCGTGTTCAATTGTCTTTAAATTACCACCACGAATTTTATAATTCTCAATATTTGCAAAAAATGAAATATAACGCTTTGAAAGTTCTTCGCTACTCATTTCTAAACTCATAAATAAAACTTTTGCAAATTCACTTGCACTTATTGTAAGCGATAACGCTATTGCAGTTTTACCCGAACCAGGTCGACCAGCAATAATAACTAAATTTCCCTTATTCCATCCACCAATATACTTGTCTAACATTCTCCAGCCCGTTGTGATACCCATTAACTTCTCACCTCGTTTCATTTGTTCTTCTAATTGGTCAACTACCTTTGCAGTCACCTTTGACATTGGTAATGGTTCTTTGTCAATTGTTATATTTGCTTCTTGAGTTATTAAGTCAATATCTTTTAAAATCAAATCTAATGTGTTAAACGTATTTAAACCACTCAATTTTTCAATCAATTGGGTTTTCTTATACTCTATATCCAATTCAAAAAGATAATGCTTTAAATCGGTGCTATAAGCGTATGAGTTTGTGAATTGTGTTAACTCATAGGCTTTGCCTTTGAATTGACGTGCTAAACTTACCAAATCAATTGGGTTGTTGTTAAGATATGATAATTGCATAAACTCAATTATTTCTTTATTCCACCCCTCAAACCAATAAGATTTAATCTTTGGTAAAAATACGTGCGTGGCTTTGTCTTGTATAAAGCATCCTATTATATAACTCTCTCTATTAATCATCGTTTAATGTTCCAAATTTAGGTTTGTTTGTTGTAACTTGTGTTTGTTGATTGTAATCTTTTGCAATCCAATTCTTTACCGTTGATTTCCAATCTTTCATTTTGTTTCTTCCTACCATCCAGCCATTGCTTTCGTAGTAATTATAAAAGTGTTCAGCGTTAAAGTTTGGAAATTCTTTTTTAATATCTTCAATTGTGGGTTTAATAAATCTTTTATTTTCTTCTTTTTGTTCTTCATTCTTTAATTCTTCTCTTTCTTTTATTGGTGTCGTTTGATGTTCGTTTGCGTTTCGTTTGCGTTTCACTGGCGTTTCGTTTGCGTTTCGTTCACTTTGATAAGTTTCATACTTACAAACAGTTAACCGTGTCGTTATGTTGTCGCTTTCTAATACAATCATAGAATCACTTTGTAACGCATTCATAAAACGTCTAACCTTTGATTTATCCCAATTCCAACGCTTACCCCAACTTTCAAGTGATAGTATGCTTTGACCTCTTTTAATATCGTACAACTTGCCTTTAATCATTGCTTTAGCATCAGTAAAATTAACCATAATTAAAATGTCGTGCCAGGCTTCAAACTTACTAAATGTGCGTTTTTCAGTATAAAGCCAATGGTCAACTATTGACCTATGAATTTTAATCCATCCACACATAATTATAACCCATTATTTTTAAAATCATAACCACTTTCAAGATTAAAATTTATACCATCAATTTTAAAATCATAAGTATAAAATTCAATTGTTCCACACCCTTTCACATTTAATAAATCAGTAATAAAACAAAAACTACCTTGTGTATCTAATTCTTTACCAATTAATTTAATATTTATATCAAATAAATGTGATACATTTTTAGATTCTAAATAAGTAATTACTCCTTTTACATATTGAATTGATTGTAAAAATGATGCAATACCAATCTTTTCTTTCTTTAATTCAATAATAGTTACTTGTCCAGGAAAGAATAATTTTTTACCCTTGTAATATGGACGTGAATAATAAATTAAATCAGCAATTCCATAATTACCAATTTTCACTTGTCTTAAAAGTTTACCTTCAATGGCTAAACCTCTTTCGTCTAATAAATCCCTTCCAGATTCATAGATGATTGTTTCCAAATCTTTTTCTAAAAATTTCATAAATAAAAAAAGCCCAACCAAAATAGTGCAGTTCAGGTGCGACTATTTTAATTGAGCAAATATTTTTTAAGTACTCGGAATCCTGAACATCCCACTTAACAATACAAATATATATTATTTATTTTGTATATTCTAATTCTTTTAAAACTTCTATTTCTTTTGCGTGTCGTTGGTTGTAAACGTTACCACGAAGATTTGAATTGTCTTGTTGTACCTTTTGTCTTGACCGTCTAATTGATTCAGGTGATGTGACCATTCGACCAGCTATAGCATTTAAAACATCGTAGACAGATTTTGCACCAAGTTCTGCTAATTCTTGACGCCAAATATCAGCCATTAATAGTGCGTCATCGTCACGCATTTTAGTGCTTGTTTCAAGTCTTTGCTTAACTTGGTTTACTATTAGAAAACTTTTCATACTAAATTGTTTTTTAAATTGCCTTTGTACATTTTTTTCAATGCTTGGTTACTACGCTTTGCTACTGGGTTCAATGGCTTCCAGTCAGGCATATCGTTAACGTCGATAAAATCTTGACGTGTAGCTTCAATTGGTTCTTTTTTAAGCGTAAAGTATAACATACATAAAAACCCAACACAACCGATGTAAAGGAATAATAAAATTAAATTAAACATTTTCGGTTACGTTATAAATACCTACATAAATAACATCTTCATCTTCACCGATGATAGCGTCGTTATCTCTAAACTTTTGAGTTGTTGTGATACAACCTACTGTTGCATCTAACATCTTAAACATTACCCACTCGAAAGCATCAGCTTTAGTAGGGAAATTTTCAATAATTGTCTTTTTCATATCGTTTTTAAATAATTTTTCCAGTCATTTATTGTGTTAAAATATGCTTCATCAAATTCATTTTTTGACATAGGCAATGTAATGTACTTCACACCATTTATCCAAATGGTATAAATTCTTGTTTTTTTATTATTTCTTGTTTTCATTATCTTACTGACATTAAAGTTTTATTTCTTTCAAGCTGCATTTCAATGGACTTATTCATTGATTGAAAATCAATTTTATGTGCATTTCTAATTTGTCTACAAATTGCATTTTTTGCAGCTTTATAATTATCAAAATCGTAAAGCTGCTCTACAAATTCCAACATCATATCTTTCAATGTGAATGAAGTGTTATATTCAGCTAACTCGTTGTTTAACATCTCTACAATAGCATCTCTATTGTTTTTGCAAAAGATTATAACTTCTTCTTTTGATTCAAATCCTAAATTGTTTCCGTTTTCCATAATTCAAATATACACATACTTTCTATATATGCAAACTTTATTTTCAATATTGCAAAAATAATTATAAAAGATTACATTTCTTTGACAATTGATTGCAATAGCTCATTTGCGTAATATAGTTTTTCGTCAATGATTTCTTGCACATCCTCAAGTTCTATGTGGGCTATAAACAAGTTGTGAGTAGATGGCATTCTTTTGTCGTAACTAACAAAGTAACCGAAGTCAACTGCACTTGCTATCATTCCCAATTGCATTTGCCAGTAGTATTCAGGATGTATTTTAAGCAAATCTTCAGCACATTTGATTGACCGATTCTTTAAATGGATACCACTATTAAACGGATTCTTTATTTCGACCAAACAATTACTGCCAAGTGCATCAGGGCTATAACCTGAATACTCACCATACGGAATAAACGTGTAAGTCTCACCACCATAATAAGTGTAAAACTCGTCTTGGTTTTGTTGGAATACCTCGAATGCTTCTTTTTCGTTTTCAGTTCCCCACGTTAACGCTTCGCCCCATATTGGTTTGCGAATGCCAGTTAGTAGCTCACTTGCTTTGTCGTATACAAATGTCTTTGCAGTTTCCGAAAGGTACTCCGATTTGTTTCTCGGAGTACCCATAAGTTTGTGAATTTCAGATGCCGTGAATTTACCTTCACGGACTTTAAGCCATTCGCTTTCGTTATTTGTTATTGTAATTTCCATTAGCGTTT